GCTATTAAATTAAATAGTCAAATTGATTTAGTTATTTTGGATGAGTGTCACCGATACGGATCAGACACTTTTTATGAAATATTTACTCAAAGAAATCCTAAATTAGTTCTTGGATTATCTGCTACATTTTCTCGTTTAGATGGTAGACATGAGTTACTAAATAAATATTGCCCAGTGTGTGATGTAATTAGTATCAAAGAAGCCATTAAAAATAAATGGTTAGCCCCTTATAAAGAATATAAGGTAGTAATTGAGCCTGATGATATTGAAATTTATAAAGAGGCAAATAGGCAATTTAATGAATCCTTCTCTGTTTTCAACTATGATTTTAAGCTGGCAATGGACTGTATGACAAATATAATTGCAAGAAGAGTATACGCTAAAAAAATGGGGATGTCTGCTGGTGAATTAGATGCAGTAGTTTTTACTTGGGGAAGAGCATTGCGAGCTAGAAAAAGTTATGTAATGGATCATCCTAAAAAATTAGAAATTACTCGTAAAATTTTAGCAGCTAGACCTAATAGTAAAGCTATTACTTTTTCAGCTACAATTAAGCAGGCTGAAAAAATAGGAGGTGGTTTTATAGTACATTCTGGAAAGACCAAAAAGAAGAATAGAATAACTATGGAAGACTTTGCTAAACTACCTTTAGGTGTAATCCATACAGCAAAAAGTTTAGATGAAGGTGCAGACATAAAAGGCTTAAACTTAGCTATTATTCTTTGTAATACTTCTTCACAAACACAAAAAACTCAAAGGGTAGAATTCTTGCCCCACTGTTAGCTACAGTGAAAAATTCCTGAATATCGGTGAAGGCTAAGTTATATGATTGTGATTCATTATCACGTAGAGCGGCAAAAGCAGTTTTATTAGAGAATAGATTATATAATATGCTAATACCGAGGCATAGGCTAATAATTATAGGATAAGTCAGGAATTTAGAAATAAATTCTAGCTGGAAAAGACTTTATAAAAATCCTTCCTATAATTTATTAGATTCAGCCGTAGAGACTTAGATGCAGGAACAATTTAAAAATGTTGCCGAAACGTGGGTAAATTTTTAGATTGAAGATATAGTCCAGACTACAAACAATAAATAAAAAAGGTTTATAATAAGACTAACAAACCAGGAACCTTGAACCTTAAAGGTGACAGACCATTGGATAATTCCATAGGAGCGCTGTTAGGTTAGTTAATTGGCGGTGAAAACCGTAGTGGTACGAGGAAGAGTGATTAGATATGAAGAAGGAAAAGAAGCGGAAATATTTACTTTAGTTATTAAAGGAACTATGGAAGAAGGATGGTATAATACTTCTACTGCTGGTAAAAATTACATTGAAATATCAGAAAGTGAATTGGATGATATTTTAAATGGTAATGAATCAGAAAATATTGTACAAGAGGGAAAAGAAGTTGGATTACTATTTAGGCTATAAACTATGGAACAATTATTATACTTATACTATTATGAAATTGTATTTCTATTAGAAAAATTTAAAGAATGGAGAAAAGAAGCATTTCAAACTCTGAGTATCTTAATAACAGGAAAATATGATTAATGAGAAAATGTTAGAATATTTGATGTTAAGTCAGATATTATATACTCCAGATGGAGATTTAACAGATGATTTTAGATATTTAGAAGAAGAAGCTCCAGAAACTTTGGAAAATATGATTTCTAGATACTTTAAATTACAAGATGAATTTATTAAACAATACGAATTGCCTAAACCCTTAGTAAAAATCCCCTAAAGGATATTAAAAAATAGTGAAAAGAGTGATTTAAAATACTACTAAATGCAGCATTTTGAATTAAGCTTAACTGAAGAGATTAATATTTATATTAATAGTGGGCTCACTCCCACAGAACTATTTATATTGCGTTTATTATTTCTAGCTATTGATGGAGAACAAAAATATCTTTTAAATTATTTATCTAATTTATCGAATGGTAAGGAAATATTTAGAGCTGTTTTAACTTCATTAGTTGAAAAAAAAGTAATTAATTCAACTTTTAAAATTCCTAAAGAAGGAGAATCATTAAATTTTAAAAACATACCATTTAATAAGAATTTCTTAAAAATGTATATTAGAGAGTCTAATGAAATGGGTAAAGAATTTTTTGATGCATATCCTCCATTCATAAACATTAATGGTAAGTTATGCAGTATTAAAAACTTTACAAAAGCTGGATTATTTTCTTTTGATGATTTTTGTTTATTTTATGCTAAACAAATTAAAAGTTCCGGTATTACTCATGAACGAGTAATGGATGCTTTGTTATTTGGAGTAGAAAATAACTTAATTAATTATACTATAATTGAATTCCTTGCATCTAAGAAATGGGAGGAAATAGATTATATTAGAAATAGTGGTAATATAAATGGTTATCAAAATTCTGAACTTATATAATGGGATCTAAGTCATTTTTACATGCTGTGAAGCAAGGAAAAAGAGGTAGAAATCTTGGTGTTTCTACTGGATTAGAGAAATTAGATTCAATTATATATGGTACTCAGAAAAAATGTCTTATTACTATTGGGGCAGATTCTGGCGCAGGTAAAACCTCATATGCTATTGCCACTTATGTTTATAATTTAATAAAAAATAAAGAAGAGAATATAATCTCTATTTTATATTATAGTTTTGAGATGAGTAAGGATGCATTATATGCAAAACTTACTGCTCTTTATTTATGGGATGAGTTCAATGTAATTGTTCCATATAAAGAAATTTTATCTATGAATGATATTATTAGTGATGAAAAATATGCACTAATTTTACAAGCAACTAATTGGTTAGAAGAATTAGATTCTATCTTAACAATTTATGATAAAAGTCTTAGTCCAAATGCTATCTACGCTACTTGTAAAGAATGGCTTAGTTCTTTTGGTAGTTTTATTAAATTAGATGAACATAAAGAGGAGTATATGCCTCAAGATAATAGATATAAAGTAGTAATCACTGATCACGTAGGTTTAATTGGCGGTGTTGGTTCTAAAAAAGAAAGAATTGATACTGTTGCAGATTATATGATTTATTTTCGCAATAAATGTGAGATAACTGGTATATTTGTGCAGCAATTAAATCGTAATGCAAAGTCTATGGATAGAAAGTTAAATAACTATGAATTAATAGGTTTAGAAGATTTTAAAGATACTTCTGGAACTACTGATGCTTCAGAGGTTGTAATAGCTTTATACTTTCCATATAGAGAAAAAATTGCTAGGTGTGAGGGATACCCAATCCAAAATGTATTAAAGAAACGCTTTAGATTGCTCCAAATACTTAAGAATAGGTATGGAGATGCAGATATTAATATAGGTGTACTTTTTTATGGAGAAATTGGATTATTTAGGGAATTGCCCAAACCAGAAGATATTGGTGATTATGAACCATATTTAAATTTAACTTGTGAAAGTAAGAGTTTAAATAAAACAATAGATAATAATATAAATACAGATAATATAAATGAAAATGTATTTAATTTTTAATTATGGCAGAATTAATTGGAATTGTAGGTAACTCGGGTAGTGGTAAATCTACATCGTTAAGAAATTTAGATTCTAAAACAACTTTTATTATTAATGTAGCAGGTAAACCGCTTCCAATAAAAGGATATAAAAAGAATTATAAGTTATTATCGCAAAATCCAGAAACAAAGAAATTTGAAGGAAATCTTTATAATACCTCAGATGTATCTAAAATTTCTCAAATTTTAAAAATTATTGATAAAACTAGACCTGAAATTAAAACTGTAATCATTGAGGATTCTCAATATATTATGGCATTTGAAGCAATGGATAGAGCTTCTGAAAAAGGGTGGACTTTCATGCCCTAACCAATCTAACTGCGGGAACAACCTTAGAATCTTTTTAACTAAATTATGATAGTAATATACATAATGGCTTTCAGTAATGATGAAAGGTATAGTAAAATCAAAAAGAATTGGTCAATCCGCATCCAAGTTTCCAAATTAAATTTTGGAAAAAGGTTCAACGACTATCTCCGTGAAGGAGAGTACATTAAAGTTATTAATAACTTTTTTGGAAACGGTTGGGATTTTTATAAAAATTATTCGCTATCTTTGTAAATTATAATTTAACAAAATAGCATATATGGAAAAAATCAAAGGAAAAAGCAAAATGTCGGAATATAAACAATGGAAATCTATGAAATCCAGATGTTATTCACTATCGGCAACAAAAGGAAAATATAAAGAGAATAATATTCAGGTTTGTCCTGAATGGATGAATTCTTTTGAAACATTTTATGAAGATTTAGGTAATTGTCCAGAAGGATTTACTTTAGAAAGAATTGATAATCTTAAAAATTATTCTAAAGAAAATTGCATTTGGGCAGATAGAACTACACAAAGTAAAAATAGAGAGGATTTTAATGATATTGTAACCTATAATGGTAAAACAATGGTATTAAAAGATTGAGCAAAAGAATTTGATATAAAATATACAACATTGTATCAAAGAATTTACAGAAGTGGTTTATCTTTTGAAGAAGCTATTCAAAAAGATCCATTTAAAAAATTAATAACCATCGGAAAAGAATCTAAAACTCTTAAACAATGGTGTGAATTTTATAATATGGAATTTGAATTAGTTAATAATAGAATATTTAAACATAAATGGAATCCGATTGAAGCTTTAACTATTCCAAAAGGAATAAAAAGAAATAAAAATTAAGATATAGTCTGAACTTTATAGAAATATAAAGAGTTGCACGAATGGTGCAGATTAACACAATTGATGAAAAATTTACTCAAATGGCTGGCAATTTCTATTCAGTGTTAAAAGAAGCAATGAATATGAGAGATGATTTAAAAGTATGTGTACTTGCTCACTCAGAAAATATTGGAGATGGATTAAACCCAATCTATAAAATCAAGACTATTGGAAAAATGATAGATAATATGATTACTGTAGAGGGTTTATTTACCTATGTACTATTTACAGCTCTAATACCTGACCCAGAGGGAGGTATTTCTCATAAATTTATTACTCAATCTGATGGGACTACAACAGCTAAAACTCCAATGGGATGTTTTAATGAAATGTTAATAGATAATGATTTACAATACGTGATTGAAAAAATTGATCAATATAACGAAGACTAATGATAAAAAATGTAATAGTAACATTTCAATTTGATACTGAAACTGATTCAGTAACAAATGTACAATGCTCTGTGGATGGTGTTGAAAAGAAAAAAAGAACCACAAAGAAAAAATCAGATATAGTTGAGGAAATGGCAAGTTCTCCACTTATTACTTTAGAAGCTACTAAATTAGCTTTTAATAATAAAGCAGTTGCTGATATGGAAATCGAATATGAAGACCGTATTGTTATTAAATGGGAACAAAGTGGTAAAACATTATTTCCTATAATTGGTAAAGATATTGCTTTTGATGAAGAAGGTAGTGGTAATAAGGTGACTAAATCTAATACAATTGGTTATAAAGGTAAACAAAATGCAATTCTTGCTGAATTTGGTAATGAATTCACTATTGAACCTTATAAAGATGGATTGTGGAAATTGATTTCTACAACTACTCCTAATACTTCTCAAACTTTAGAAGAAACTATCAAAAGTTCAGAGGCTGTAGAGCCAGACTTAATTGTTGACGGCACAGATGACGTAGAAATAGATGAGATGACATTTACTTTATAAAAATATAACACAATATGAGCAGTTATTCATTTAATACAACAGCAGGAGCATCACAAAGTACTTCAAAACCTAGATTAGCTGGAAATAATATTTACGATGTGAAATTTGATGGTTGTGAAATTCAAGATATTCAAGGTGTAAAAGATACAACAGCAGTTTACAAAGTTTTAAAACTAAAATTTTCTAATGAAGATGGAACGTTTGAGCATACAATTTTTGAACCTCGTGCTGAAGATTTTATACGCAGGGAGTCAGAATTTAAAAATAAAGAAGGTAAAATAGAAAAAATTCCACAGCCTTCTAATGTAGAAAGCATGATGTTATTATTTAAACATGCTATTGACTCAATTGCCCCAGCAATTGCAAAACAAATTGACACTAAAGAAAAGAACTTAGGTGCAACAAACTGGGATGATTTAAGAAAATTAGTGGTTAAAATTCTAGACAGTGGTAAAGGCACTGTAGTTAGAATTAAGTTATTAAAAAATAATAAAGGAGAAGCTATTTTTCCTGGATTTTTTACAGGACTTAACCGTGAGGGAAGTGCTTATGTAAGAAATAATTTCATTGGAAGTAAAGTTGCATTTTCTACCTATGAATTACAAAAAATTAATAGTGAAGCTACAGCTAAACCAACTAAAGTAGAATCGTTTACACCTGATCTTTCAACTCCACAATCTGACAACTTAGGTAGTCTCGATATGGATTTTGATGTGACCGGTTTATAATATAATTAAGTATCTTGGGTAAAAAATATAATATGTATGAATTAGAAATTGCCCAAAGAATAACTAAAGAACTTTTACTTTCTCAATATTCTCAGGAAACGTTCATGGAACATTACCTGGGAATTCCTGTTAAAAAAGGATTATTCTGTAGTCCCTCTATAATAAGATCTGATCGTAAACCTACTTGTGCTTTTTATAAAGACAAAAAGGGAATATTAAAGTATAAAGATTTTGCAGGCCCTACATTTGATTTTGTAGGAGCTGTAATGTATATTTATAATTGCACCTATTATAAAGCATTGAGAATTATTGCTAATGATTTTGGATTTATTTCTGTTCCTAAAATGGAAAAGAATCTTCCTAAAATTTCATATTCTGGAACTGTTTTGCAAGAAACAGAAAAAGCTAGGATTCAAGTTGAAATACAAGAATTTAGTAAAAAAGAATTAGATTGGTGGGAATCATTTGGCATTTCTCTAAATACTTTGAAGAAATTTAAAGTATATTCAATTAAATCCGTCTTTTTAAATGGAAATTATTTTACAAGCTCCACTCCAACAACTCCAATTTATGGTTATTATGGGGGAGAAAGTACATCTGGTGATGAATTTTGGAGATTGTATATGCCAACAAAAATTAAATATAGATTCTTAAGTAATTGGAATGCAACCATGATACAAGGTGCAAAACAATTACCAAAAGATGGGGATTTTATTGTGGTTACTAAATCATTAAAAGATGTGATGTCCTTATATGAATTTGGAATTACTGCAATTGCACCTAATTCGGAGAATCTCTTTTTAACGGAAGCTCAGTATATAAAGTTAGAACAGAGATTTAAACAGGTATATTTATTATATGATAGAGATTTAGCAGGAGTTCGGGCAGCTAATAAAATTAGAAAAAAATTTCTAAGTTTGATAGTTTTATTAGTTCCCAAAGTAAAAGATTTTGCTGATTATGTAAAAAAATATGGGACATTAAAAACATTTAACCTAATAGACAAATGGCTGGAAAAAAGAAAACAGAGTCTACTGAATGAGTAGAAAAGGTTGAAAAACCAAAAAAGAAACGATCAGGAGCATATTCTAAAACTAAAGGATCTGCTTATGAACGTCAAATCGTAAACGAATTAAAAGAAATCACTGGTAATGAAAACTTATGCACTGCAAGAAGTGATTCTAAGAAATTAGATGATATGAAAATAGATATATCAGATCCTGATAATGTATTACCTTGTTATATTCAAACAAAGAAAACTCAAACGACTCCTAGCATTAAAAAAATTAATGCAGAGGTAGGTAAAAAGGATAAACCTTTATGTATCTTATGGAATATACAAGAAAAGAAAGAGGGAAATGTAAATATTACTTCAAATGGTGAATATGCTATTATACCAAAAGAATTCTTTTATAAATTATTAAAAAATCAAAAATAATGGAATTACCAGAGTTACTATCAAAATTTTTAGAAGAAATAGATAAAACTTTTAATCATAAATTTGATGATGAAACCACTATGGTAGAAGCTATATCATTTTTAATAAATAATTCTTATTCTCAAGGATATGAAGATGGTTATTCAGATGGAGTAGAATCTCAAAAACATAATTAGATTATTAATTAAAACAATAAATATGAATATTTTTTTAGATGTGGACGATGTAGTCCTAAAATGGCAAGAAGCATATGCTTCTCGCTATAAATGTGAAATTCCTAAAAGATGGAGAAGTTCTAAAATGATGACTGAACGTTTATCTGAATTACGTAAAGATAAAGAGTTCTGGGTAAATTTAGAACCTAAACATCGTCCAAATTTTATTCCAGCTGGATTTGTTTCTGCAAGAAGTATTCCTGTTCAATGGACTAAAGATGCTATGAAAAAACATAATATTCCTGGCAGGAGTACAATTATTCATGTTGACTGGGGTGAAAGTAAGATTGATATTCTTAAAGAATTAAAATGTGATATCTTTATTGATGACCGCTACAAAACATTTAGAGAATGTCAAAAAAATGGAGTATTTTGTCTATTGATGGATGCTTCTCACAATCAACATGTAAAAACTAAATATCGAATCTATGATTTAGATATTGAAAACATACTTAGCTTATGGCGAAAATTGAGATAGTTCCTGGAACTATTAAATTAATTAAAATGACAGATAATCAGTATTTTAGTGATGATTATAAAGAATACATATCAAACTCTAAATTAGGGCTTATAAATCCAGATGAGGGAGGTTCTCCAGAAAAATATGAACTTGGATTTAAAAGTGATTATTCAGACTCTTTTGAATTAGGTTCAGCTGTCCATGCGATAGTATTACAACCTGATGAGTATATTATAGCTAAAATACATAAACCTACTGGTAAATTAGGTGTTTTTGCAGAAAAAGCTTATCCATCTGTAATGGATTTAGCTAATATTGCTACAGATATATCTACTGAAATAATTGAAGATGCTTCTAAACAAGCTGATTATTATGTTGGGAAATTAACTTCTAAAAGAGTAGAGACTGCTTTAGCAGCTTGTGTACCTTATTGGGAAAAGCGTAGGGAATATGAATATACTTTATCTGAAGAAATTAAGACAAAGCAAATTTATCTATCTGCACCAATATACGACAAGTATAATCAATGTATGTTAGGTATAAATGCTAATTCTAAATTCTATGAAATTTTATATCCAAAGGGGTTATTAAATAATGCAGAATTCTTTAATGAATATGCAATTCTTTGTGAAGTTGATTTAATTACTGATGAAGAGACTATTAGGCTAAAACTTAAAGCTAAATTAGACAACTTTACTATTGACCATGAAACTCAAACTGTTACTCTAAATGATTTAAAAACAAGTGGAAAACCTGTTAATTATTTCATGGGTAATAAAGTAAAAACATTCACTGTGGAAACAGGAGAGCAGTGGGTTTGGTACGATGGTTCTTTTCAGAAATATCATTATTATAGGCAACTTGGGATGTACTTATGGCTACTACAATGTGCTGTAAAAGAATTATATGGATTTAATTATAAGTCTAAAGCAAATATGTTGGTAATTGAAACTATTCCAGATTTTAAATGTAAGATTTTTCCTGTAAATGGTACACATATTAAAACGGGTTTAGAAGAATTTAAAAATTTATTAATAATGGTAGCAAAATGGAAAAGCAGAAAGTAGTTGATATAACTTTACAGATTGATGCATTGGAGTATATAGATAAAAAAGAAGTATATCAAAAAGTATTTTCTTTAGGAAACTTAGAATCTAGTGATATAAATGATAGATTAATTTTAATATCCTTATTGGGATTAACCTATCAAAAGATAAAAGAAAAGGATTCTATGATTACACCTTTAGCAATACTAATGAAAATCACTGGGCAGTCGAAAGATGGCTCTTATTTTTATCAATTTCTAGAGACATTATCAATTATTACAGAGGATTTTTCTTATGGAGTTAAGAAATTTGATTCTTGTGGACTTAAGACTTCTCAAGAAATTATTAATAAAATTAAAGAATTATTAAATACATGGATGCCATTTTAGAGGATCACATATTTATATTAGAAGACTTAGTAGCTCCTAATGAAGAAAATAGTACTAAAACTAATGAAGAAATTTCTCTTTGGGTAAAAGAAAAGGACATTATTAAGCCCTCTACTAACATTGTTATTCTAAATAAATTAGAGCCAGGTGTTTATACAGCTGACTATAGTAGAGATTTTGGATATTTTTGTAGAAAATTAGAATCTAGTTCAGATGAACTATTTATCTTTTCTGACTCTATTACAGAAGATTTATTAGCAGAAATTAACTTATTTTGGAAAAAGAAAGATAAGTTTATTGAGCAAAAATTAATTCATAAAAGAGGTATTTTACTTGAAGGTTACCCAGGAACTGGAAAATCTTCAATTATTACTCAATTATCTGATGAAGTAATAAAACAAGGGGGTGTTGTATTTAAAGTATCTAATTTTAGAAACCTTAATGATTATGTCGGTTTCATGAGAGTTGGATTTAGAAAAATACAACCTGAAACACCTATTATTACTATTTTAGAAGATATTGATCAATATGAAGAAGTAGATACAGAGTTACTTGATTTTTTAGATGGTAAAACACATATAAACCATCATGTAGTAATTGCTACAAGTAACAACACTGAAGAAATTTCAGATACTTTTTTAAGACCAAGTAGACTTGATTTAAAAATTGAAGTACCTCTTCCTAGTGCAAAAACAAGAGAAGAATACTTTAAATTCAAAGGAGTGCCAGAGGAAGTAGTAAAAGATTTAGTAATAAAATCTGATAAATGCTCTTTAGCGGATTTAAAAGAGATTTATATATGCATTTATCTATTAGATTATTCTATAGATGATGCTCTTATGAAAGTTACTACTCCTAGAGAAAAAAAGAATTATCTTTATAAACCACAAAAGACTGGTTTAATTGGTCTTTAACATTTTTTAACTAAAAAAATAATGGTTGATGCAATTTTATTCAAAGTAAAGTAGTATCTTTGTATCAGAAAATTAGATAAGAAATACTAGTAGATAAATAATAAATAATTTTTAAATGACAATGAATATGTTAGTAAAAGAAACACAAGGTTACAGTAAAGAAAAAGCGTTAGAAGCAACAGGATTAGATGTAGAATTAGACAGACTTAAAAATGCAACTCTTGCATGGAAAAAAGCAGGTTCACCAATGGGAACAAAACAGCTAAATGCATTTATGGCTGGATATATCAAAGATAAAAAAGCAGTCGGAGCTTATTTAGTTATCGAAGCTGCATCGGATGATACTCGCTTACGTCCTTACAGTGTAATCAATGAAACTACAAAAGGAAAACGTAAAGCAACAACTACTTATCAAATTAAGGAAGCTGAACTTAAAGTTAAACACACTACAGCTGTAAATGAAGATGGTGAAACTATCGACGTACCAGTAGTAGAAGTTATCACTGTTGGAGCAGTTGAAGCTCGTGCAGATAAAAAAGATGCAGCTTTTAAAGTGATGAAAGAACTTATTGAAATCAATAAGAAAGATTATATTGTTGAAATCGTTAAAGAAATCACGGAAGGTCAAAAATATGCCGGTTATGGTCAATATACTCCTTCTAAATCAGCGAAAGTAGGAAAATTCATGTTCTTCGTAGCTGAGTAATCAAAAAAATAGTGAGACAAACACTTTATCAATCCGTGTGGTTCACGTGTGAACTAATCAAGTAAAGATTTGCAAAATACACTAAGGTCAATAGATTAATTTCTATTGGCCTTTTTTATTATAAAAAATACAATTTATTAACGGCGTAACAGCTTATAAACAAATTTGATGAAAGAAAACATAGTATATGATGCATCAACAGATGCTAAATTAGAAAATAGAGTTACAGTTGATCCAGTTAGAGATAATGATAAAATTACAGGATATAATTTTGAAATATTAATTAGGGATAAACCTTCCTTAAAAGGCACATTATCTCGTGATGAGGTAGATTTAATCTATAGATTATATGCTGCAGATGGTTCTAATCTAACACAAAGGACAGTATCTCGTTATTTTCCTTTATACACTTTTCAAGAATTTAAAAAAATATTAAGAGCTTTTAATATTACAAAAGCTTCTGCTCCATTTGCTCCCCATATTCTAGAAGAAAAAACTTCAGAAGAATTGCTGACACTTACCATGCAGCGTAAGGAAAATGATTACTTAAAAAAGTATGAACAAAATAAAGAGCAATTACATGAGCAAAGATACAAAGAATTACTTAAAACTAATTCTGAATTAAAACAATCTGTTGATACATTTAAAGAATTTCTATCTGATTTAAAATTTGATTTTAAATTTGAGGTTAAAAAACCTACTAATACTACTGAAGCAACTCTGTTAGTATATTTAAGTGATATGCATATTGGTGCAGATGTATCGGATTATTCAGTTTATGCAAATCCGTATGATAGAGATGAAGTATTTAAACGTATGCAAAAAATTCTAAATAGAATATATGAATTGGCATTTATGGCACAAGCTTCAAATATTATTATTTGTAATATTGGAGATTCATTAGATGGCTACAATGGTCAAACCACTAGAGGTGGTCATGGCTTACCTCAAAATATGAATAATAAAGATCAATTTAAAACCTTTATTAGTGTTATGCTTGACTTATTCAAAAATCTTAGTGAATCTGGTGAGTTTGATAATATTAAATATATTTGTGTTGAGGGAGGTAATCATGATGGTGATTTTGGATATGTAGCTAACAAAGCATTGGAAGCATCTTTATCTATTATTAATCCTGAGATTGAAGTTAGGATTTTTGATAAATTTATTGATCACATAACTGTAGGAAATAATACCTTTATTTTCTGTCATGGTAAAGATGCAAAAGATATGTTTAGGAATATGCCTTTAACTCTTAATGATAAAATAGAGAATCAAATTACAGAATATATTGATTACTATAAATTATCTGGAGAAATTCACTTTATTAAAGGTGATTTACATCAGACTGCTACAACTTATGCAAGGAAGTTTAGATATAAGTCAGTTGCCTCATTCTTTGGTTCATCTGAATGGATTCATAAGAATTTTGGAAATACACTTGCTGCTGTAGACTTTGATATAGTGTCTAATTTTGGAATTTCAGAATCTCGACTAATACTAAATTGATATGATAATTGATAGAGAGAAATTATTAAAGCAATATCTGAAAAAAGTTGATGAAATATGTGAAGTATGTGATTGGAAGACTTCATTTTCATCTGCTGAAATTATTGGATTAATAGCAGATATTATAGAAGAAGATCCAACAATAATTAAACAAGATTAATATGGCTAAAATAATTTATGAAAAAGGAGATATAGTACAAATTTATGATGATTGTGAATATGGAATTTGTGCTGCAAGTATTGTTGAATTAATAGAATTTATAGATAATAAATGGATTTGTAAAGTACTAGATAATTTTGAAATACTTAATGAACATTATCTACTTTCAGAAGATTCTTTTCAATCATTAAAAAATTAAAATAATGGATATTTCAGTTCAAGAACTATTAAAAGGAAAGAGCACTATTATTAAAAATAAGGAGTTCTTCCCTACTAAAACTTATGTAGAACCATTCTTAGATAGAATGTCTGCATTTTCAGATGATTTTAGGATTCAGGTAAAATTACCTGATCAGATGACTTTTAATAAAGATGCCACTGATTTAACTTACAATAGAGTTTTAATACAGGCAGTTTTACCGAGAGAACATACAATAGATAACCATGACGAAGTTATTGGATTTTTATATGGTATTGACGTTAAAAAACCAGTTGTAAAGATTTATCGTGGTTATTTAAATCAAGCCTGTACCAATCTTACAGTATTTAGTCCACAATGGATTGATGTGCAAGAATTGATTCCAGGAGATCCAATTAATTATAAATCTATTCCACAATTAATGGAACAGACTAGTGATTTTGGATTAAAATTACAACAATTAAAAGATACTTATATTAGTCGAGAATTGCGAAAACAATATCTTGGAGAATGGGTAGACTATTCATTACGTGAAAGTCAAGATTATGGATTTGGCAAAGTAAAGATTGCAGTAAGTACTCCAATTGATGCATATAAACAATTATTTATTGATCAAGATAGTGAGTATTTTATTCCAGAGGGAATAGATCCGTCTTTGTATGATGTCTATAATAGTTTTACTCAAATTATAACTGATGATAAGAAAGATTTGATGAATAAATTTGAAAAGACTATGATTATTAACCGTTTACTTAAAATATAATATGGAACAAAATTTAGAAGATTTATATTCTGAAAAACATTTAATCTTAGCTAGTTATCTTGGATTATCCAAAGATCAATTAGATGAAATCGAAGAATCTACAGATGATGAATACATTTATGAGGGAGAAAAGTATCTAGTATATACCGAAACTCAAACTGATGATATTATTAGTGATTTAATAGAAGATAAAATTAGTGATGTGCAGTGGGATATAGATAATAAAATAGATCTATATGAGCAGTACGATAATGGATCTTTTATGTATTTATCAGTTGATAAAGATGCAATTGAAGACTATATAAATAATGAGTTTGGATATTATATTGGAAATGGAAACAATGATTATGGTATTTATGGAAGCTATTATATATTTAAAAATTAAAATAATATGAGAAATTTAACTTGGGAAGAATTAGAAAGATATATATCTACATTAACTAATATTCAAAAACAATCTCCGGTGACTATTGTAGATAATAATCATGAAACTATACTCAAAGTTTCTAATGTTGATATATGTGATCAGAATTATTATGCACATTATGAAGGATTATATTATGACGAAGATATAAGAGGATATGATGATGATAAAATGCAGGAATTTCTAGATGATGTATATAATATAGTTTATAAAGAATCTCCAATTCTAATTATTGATTAATGAAAATAATTAAAGTAATTTATAATGATGAAACTTCTTTTATTTTAGATATTATTCAAAATATAGATCAACCTAAATGGGTTGAACAGTATAATATAGATGATTATCGTCAAAAGAAGAAAGCATTACCAATAATGACAAGACATGGGACAAAACAAGTCCCATTAATTGTCTTTGAAGATGAGAACTTAGAAGAATATGCTGCTATCTGGAATGAGTCAAATCCAGATTGGACTAAAGAAATAAATAAAATATTAAATAATGAATAGTGAAGAAAAATATTTTGCAGGTGATGAATTAGCCTTGCATGCTTGGCAATCTAAATATCGTCTTGGTGATGAGAGTTTAGAGGAATTTTTTGAAAGAATAACCCATGAATTTGCGAGATTAGATAGCTTTGTAAAAGCAATAAATTTACCTGAAAATAAATTTAATAATTTATCAAGTTATGGTAAAAGTATAATTGGTGCAGATCCTATTGCAAGATTT